CATCTATATATAGGTGTGTTTAATAAAACAAGAGAATTGATACAGCTAACCCTGTGTCATCCCTCCCAAACCGATAACAAATCTTTTATGACTTATTTAAATATATGAAGTAATAGGCTTTAACCCTAGTTATGATGGTCCTGCTAGGCCACTTGATTTAATGTGTTATCGAGAGAATCTTTCTAAAAGCAGGAGTTCCTCCCTGTTTGTAATTTTATAATGATAGCACATTCGTTTATATATGCTAGTATTTAAATAGGATTGAGGAGAGATGGTTAGTAAGAGTTTCCCTCCTTTCGCTTACAACTTTTCGCATCTCTCCTCTTCCTTCTAAATAACCTTGCATAAAATGAAAACATGTATATACTGTGTATACATTATATGTGATATGTGTTCAAAGAGAATTGAGTAATGAACGAATCTAGTAATAGAAAAGTGAAGTACTCATAGAAGGACCCACAGGCAACTGTGGGTTTTTCATTAGAAGGAGAAGAATAATGAGCCACCCTGTACCTGGACAAGAATATTATTGTCAAGATTGTTTTAAAATAATAATAGAAGAACACGAATGTAAGGAATAGGAATGAGTATGCCAGAACACATCTGGGTAAGAGGAAAAGAACGACTTGAGATTCTTGAACAGATACAGACAGCTTTACTAGAAGAAGAGGAATAAAAATTTTTTTTTCGAGCCTTTGGCTCTCAAGCAAGTGGTATGATAATGACAAGAAACTAAGTTAGGAGCATTATGCCTTATACAAAAAGTGGAAAGAAAAAAAGATATTCATCTAAACGAAAAAGAAAGATGACGCGATAGGAGTCTTCTCTGTACCCTGTCCTGGGTGCATTAATGAACTTGTAGTAGAAAAAGATGGTATACTCATGTGTACTAACAAGAAATGTAAACACTACAGGAAGAGACAATCAGGTGGCTACACAGACATCAAAAAATAAATTATGTTACGCTGCAGGTTGCCACAGACCACTTCCCCCAAAGGCGAGTAAGTTCTGTAGTGATAGATGTAGAAACAGAATTAATCAACAGAAAAAAAGAGCCAAAAAAGCAGGTATAGACTGGAGCCAAGAAGAAGATGTTCTTGAAATACCTAGTAAGAAAAAGAATATCCAGACGAGGCGTGGACAAGTTTATACTGATATTGTTGAATCAGGTCTTGCTGAAGAGATACTTAAAGAAAAAAATACAATATCTGCAGTCGCTGAAATATTGGAGACATCCTTAGCAGCAGTCTCTATGTCATATAATGCTTTCTTAGAAGATTTAGAAAAAGAAGAAGAGAAAAAAGATTGGGAAGTTCCTCAAGTTGCAGAAAGAACTTTAAACGATTTTAAAGATTTTAGAGAGAGGTATTTTAGAACAGAACAAGGTATACCTTTTGAAACCCCAGATTTTCATATAAATTGGATTAAGAAAATACTAGAGACAATAGATAGTGGAGAACAACAAATGATACTATCGCCTCCACGACATGGGAAAACAGAGCTGCTTATACATTTTACAGTATGGCTTATATGCCAGAATCCTAATGTAAGGATTTTATGGGTAGGAGGAAATGAGGATATTGCAAAGAACTCTGTAAGTTCTGTTATGGACCATTTAGAGAATAACGAATTATTAATAGAAGAGATATGTGGGCCAGGAGCAAAATTTAAACCACAAAACAGAAGTGGTAAATCATGGTCATCTACAGAGTTTACAGTTGGTACTAGAACAGTAACAGGTATCAAATCTCCAACTTTGGTAGGTATAGGTCGTGGTGGAAAGATATTATCAAGAGACTGCGACATAATAATTGCAGATGACATTGAAGACCACAGTTCTACAATGCAACCTGCATCAAGAGAGAACACAAGAAACTGGTGGACAACAACTTTGTCTTCGAGAAAAGAAGACCATACAGCACTGGTAGTTATAGGTTCAAGGCAACACTATGACGATTTATATTCTCATCTTGTTGATAATGAATCTTGGAAAACTATTGTAGAAGAAGCACACGATACAGGCTGTACTTTACCTGATTGGGATGAAGAGGTTCATGTTAAATGTATGTTGTGGAAAGGAAAAAGAACATACAAATGGTTAATGGATAGAAAGAGAGCAGCAGAAACTACAGGAGGTAGGGCAATTTATGAAATGGTTTATTTGAATGTAGCAATGCCTGATGGACTTGCACTGTTTGACAGGGTAGAAATAGAAACATGCAGAGACCAGAAAAGAGACATAGGGCATATACCAAGGGGAACAAGCCTTATTGCAGGATTAGACCCTGCATCTACTGGTTATCAAGCTGCTGTACTTTGGGCCTTTGATGCAGAGGCAAACAAATTATATATGGTTGATATGAACAATAGTTTAGGTGGGGGTATTCCTCAGGCATTAGATTTAATTAAAGACTGGTGGAAGAAATATAATTGCAGTCATTGGGTTATAGAGGAAAATGGATTTCAGAAAGCTATTAGACAAGATGAGTCAATTAGAAAGTTTTCATCTGGACATGGAATCTTTTTAGAAGGACATGAAACATACAAAAATAAATTCGACCCTATCTTTGGAGTTACAGCTATGAGACCAATGTTTCAGGAAGAAATAATAAATTTACCATATCTTGGCTATGAGGCTCAAGAAAAGGTAAACTTATATACAAGTCAGTTAGTGTATTTTAGTTCTGCTAAAAGCAAAAGTAAAACTGTAGGTACAAAAACTGATGTTGTAATGGCTAGTTGGTTTCCAATGAAATCAATAAGGCGTATGCAAAAAGAAAAATTTGCAGAGATAGGACACGACTACAATCCTAGCTTTACAGGGTATGATAGTACTAAGATAGATATAGATACATGGAGATAAATTGCCTTTAAACAGTGACGAATTATACGATAGGATAGATTATTTAAGAGCTATTAACAGTGAGCAGATGGTTGATAGAGCTAGGATTCGAGACATAATGAATGGTGGCGAAGCTGCTGTCAGGGCCTTGTTAGGAAAGTCTATGAATGTTGAGTATCACGAACTTCCTGCACCTAATATGTTTTTAACTGCATTAGAAAGATTTGCACAGAAGTTAGGAAGAAACCCTGACCTAAAAGTTGATATTATAAACGAGAAGGACTCAGAAAGAGCCAAGAAGAAATCTGAGAAACTCGAGAGAATTGTTATGGCTTATGATAAAACACAAAAGCTAAATATGCAGTTACCTCAAGTTGGTAGATGGTTGCCTGGATATGGATTTGTTGTATGGGTAGTAAATCACAAAAATGACAAAGAAGGTAATTCATACCCACACGCACAATTAAGAGACCCATTTACATGCTATCCAGGAAATTTTGGTAATGACCAACAGCCAGAAGAACTAGCAATTATAACTAGGATTCCACATCAAGTTTTAGCAAAACAGTATCCAGAAGCAAAGAAATATATTTATGAAAAAGATGAAAAAGCTATGGATGTTTTATCGGTTCTTTACTCAGGTACTACAGGACAATCAGGAGGTTGGTCTAACTCAACAGGTACTGGAAAAGTTGTTGTCGAATATATGGATAGTGAAGGAACTTATGTTTATCTCCCAGAAAATAGAAAGATTATCGACTTTATGGAAAACCCATTAAAGTCTGGGCCATGTTTTGTTGTAGCTAAAAGATATGCATTCGACCAACTTCAAAGTCAGTTTCAACACATTACAGGTCTTATGGCCAATATGGCAAAAATTAATATTCTTGGAACTATTGCTATGGAAGATGCAGTATTTACAGAAACAAATATTATTGGTGAGATAGAGTCAGGTAAATATAGAAAAGGAAGGTTTGCAGTAAACTACTTAACACCTGGTTCACAAGTATCAAAACCAGTAAACAACTTACCATATCAATTATTTCAACAAGTAGATAGGTTAGAGAGACACCTAAGACTAGGTGCTGCTTATCCTGTAGCAGATGATGGACAATCTCCAAATTCATTTGTCACTGGTAGAGGATTAGAAGAACTTGGTCAATCTGCATCTCTACATGTTAGAGAATATCAGTCTGTACTTGCAGATGCAATACAAGAACTTGATTCTAAAAGGTTGGAATATGATGATGTTATGTTTGCAAAAAAAAGAAAGCCTATAGCAGGTTATCACAAAGGTACAGCATTCAAAGAAACTTACCAACCTTCTAGCGATATAAAAGAGTTTTACACAACAAGAAGGGTATATGGAGTAATGGCAGGGTTTGATGAGCCACAAAAGATAATAACAGGGCTGCAACTCAAACAACAAGGGATTATAGATACCCAGACATTACAAGAAAATATGGATGGATTAGATAATATTACAAAGATTCAACAAAGAATAAGTTCTGAAAAAGCAGAGACAGTCTTGTTTGAATCTCTTATGGTCCAAGCTTCTCAAGGAGACCCTAGAGCAACTATGGCAGCTATTGAGATTAGAAAAAATCCTCAAAACATGTCTGATATATTAGATAAGTATTTTACGCCAGAAGAACCTGAAATGTCTCTAGAGGAAATGGCACTAGCTGACCAAGGTCAAGTTCTTCCTGGAGCTGAACCAGATATTGCATCAGTACTAGCAGGACTTGCAGGTGGCCCAGGAGGATTACCTCCAGGAGGCCCAGGAGGTCCATTACCACCAGGAGGTCCATTTGGATAACTCAAATAATACCAATTCACAATTTTATGAAATGATTAACCAAGAAGATTGGAGTGAAGAGGTTTACGAGGATATGAATAATGTAGATACTTTTTTAATTGGAGATGTTCCTGTTGGAAATGTTATTTTACCTACTCCTTTTCCTGGTTTATATT